CGACCGTCTCACCCGGCAATGTCCTCGTGACCGTCCTCGGCCTCACAGGCAACGGCGCACCCTCGGCAACCGTTATCAACAATGTCACGCAAGCCCTCAACGACGAATCCGTCCGCCCGCTCACAGATGCCGTGGAGGTCAAAGGCGCATCGATTCAAAACTACACAATCACCGCGACCATTTTCACCTTCCCCGGCCCCGACTCCGAAGTGGTGATGCAGGAAGCACGAGACAGCGCCCAAGCCTTCGCCACGCAAAACCACAAAGTCGCCAACGACATCAACCTTTCCGCCATCTTCGCCGCGCTCCATGTGGACGGGGTTCAAAAGGTCAACCTCGCTGCCCCCACGGCCAACATTGTGTGCGACCACACTCAAGCGCCCTACTGCACCGCAATAAATCTCACCTACGGAGGCTTGAGCCAGTAAATGAGCCGCTCGATTTACCAATACCTCTCCGACCAAGACGGCCTCTTTTGGTATTACGGCCAAGCTCCAGACGCCGCAACCGTCACGGATTTACTCTGGAACATTCTGCGGCAGGAATACAACTCTTCCGGCCAGCTTGTTGAAACCCGAATCGCTCTCAACACCTCGTGGGAGCAACGCACCAACGCTGATTACCAAATCCCGTCCACGGAAACGGAACAAATCGCACCCGACCTTTCGTTGCGAGACCTCCTGCCCTCCAATGCGACAGCGCCAGAGCGATCCATTTCACTCGCCACCGCCCGCCTCGGCTCAATCGACACACCGATCCGCTCACTCTGGAACCCCGACACCTGCCCGGAGGCGCTTCTGCCATGGTTAGCCTGGGCGACATCGGTCGATGAATGGGATGCCAACTGGACGACAGCCACAAAGCGGAATGTCATCAAAAACTCTGCCGAGATTCACCGCAAAAAAGGCACCGTCGCCGCTGTAAAAACACTCCTCGATTCATTCGGCATCGCTCTGCAACTCAGCGAGTGGTGGCAGACAACGCCAAAAGGGACTCCACACACTTTCGCAATCGCCCTCGGCTGGCTGCAAACGCCCGCCGAAGTGCAGGACTCGATCAGCAAAGCAGTCTCTGCCGTCAAACCAGTCCGCAGTTCGTTCACTCTGTCAGCCATCGAATCTTTCGTTGGCAGCGTGAACATCGTTGGAATCTGCCGCCCCGCCACATTCAACCGCCTCGACTGCGCAGCCACCTACTAACACATCATGGCACTTCAATTCATCATCACCGACGCAGGCCGCGCCGCCATCGCCCAAGTGGGTGGGGCCATCGGCCCTGTCACACTCACAAAAATTGCAATCGGCAGCGCAGGCTACACGCCCACAGCCAGCCGCACCGCGCTTCAGGCCGAGATCAAGAAACTCGATCCGAGCGGAAGCAGCGTCCCAGTCCCAGGCACGATCCATCTGACCGCGCAGGACGATTCCGCAGCAAGCTACTCGGTCAAAGAAATCGGCCTCTATACGAACAACGGCGTCCTGTTCGCCATTTACTCGCAGACAGGCGTGATCCTGACCAAGGGAAGCACTGCCAGCGCCCTCTTCGCGCTGGATTTCGTGATGACCAATGTGCCGCCCGGATCAGTCACGGTGGGAGACGCAGGATTTTCCTACGCGCAGGCAAACGAAACCCGTCTCGGTGTGCTCGCCATTGCCACAACCGCCGAAGCGCAGGCTGGAACTGTTGACACCAAAATCATCACGCCGTTAAAACTTGCCCATGTCACAGCCACAGAATCACGGGCTGGCGTTGTCGCTCTGGCAACAGCAGCCGAGGCGCAAGCACTCGCGCCAGACGCAACTAAGGCGCTGACCGTCGCCCGGCTCGTGGATCGCACGGCAACAACAGGGCGTGTGGGAGTGGTCGCGCTTGCCACAAACGCCCAAACTCAAGCTGGCACTGACGCAAGCCGCGCCGTGACCCCTGCAAGCCTCGCCAGCGCAGCTTCGCTTTTTGTCCCTCCGGGGGCAGTTCTGCCATTTGCCATGGCCGTCACTCCATCCGGTTGGCTCGCTGCAAATGGTGCGGCGGTTTCAAGGACCACCTACGCCGCCCTTTTTGCCGCAATCGGCACGCTCTACGGCGCTGGCGATGGCAGCACAACTTTTGCCCTACCAGACCTGCGCGGATACTTCGTGCGCGGCAGCGGGACAAATTCCGACGGAACGGCGGCGGGAAATTTTGGGGCGAAACAGGGGGATGCTTTTCAAGGGCACATTCACGCCAACAGCGGAGGAGGAGCGTCTGGGACTTTTGTAAGCAATTTGACCGACTACCAACAATCTAAAACAAATGCCCTCGATTCAGGAAGCGGGAATTTTATAAAAGGGCCAATCAATGTAAGCACTGGAACGGTGAGCTGGACGCAGCCAGCAATTTCAGGGCCATCAACCGACGGAACAAACGGAACTCCTCGCACGGCAGCCGAAAACCGCCCGAAAAACATCGCCCTCCTCTACTGCATCAAATTCTAAGGAAGTCCCCGCAGAAGACACCGCAACACGATCCCCGCACACTCTCACCCGCAACCGCAACCCACTAAATCACCATGTCAAATTTCCTTCACGGCGTCGAAGTCCAAGAAATCACAAGCGGGCCGCGCCCGATCAAAACCGTTTCGTCCAGCGTCATCGGCCTGGTCGGCACAGGCCTCACCAGCACGGATTTTCCGCTCAACACGCCCGTCCTCGTGACCTCACCAACGGGTCTCTCGACCAAGCTCGGCGCGACCAGCTACCTCGCAAAAGCCATTGAAGCTATTTACGCACAGACCGGCGCCGTTGTCGTAGTCGTGCGGGTCGCCGCTATGGCTGATGTCGCGGGAAGCTCCAGCCTGCTCACAGGCGTCCACGCTCTCCGTAAAGCGCAGGCAGAGCTTAATGTCACGCCTCGCCTCATCGTCGCCGAAGGCGCTTATGAGACGACCACGATTGACGATGTGAAAGCCGTGGCCTCCGCTCTCCGTGCGGTCGCCATCGCTGGCCTCGTCTCCAGCGTTGCCGCAATCGACACCGCCACCGAAGCCTCCGCATGGGTAACAGCAAACGGGAACGACCGCATTTTTGGCATTTGGCCATCCGTCAACGGGGGGCAAGACGCCGCCCCTTATGTCGCTGGCGTCATGGCGCGCATCGACAATGAGCGCGGCTTTTGGTGGAGTCCAAGCAACAACGAAGTTTCCGGCATCGAAAAGATCGATAAATCGGTTGATTTCGTTCTCGGTGATACCTCCTCACTGGCGAACGTGCTGAACCTCGGCAATGTCGCCACCTTCATCCGCAGCGGGGGATTCCGCCTCTGGGGCAACCAGACCGGATCAACAGATGCAAAATACCAATTCGTCAATGTGCGCCGCACAGCGGATTTGATTTTCGACTCGCTGCAACGCGCCCACCTCTGGGCAGTGGATCGCCTCATCTCGAAAACCTACCTCGAGGATGTCACGGAGTCCGTCAACGCCTACCTCGCCAGCCTCAAAAACCAAGGCGCAATCCTCGGCGGGAAGTGCTGGTCAGACCCAGACCTCAACACCCCGGCAAACATCCAGCTCGGCAAAGTCTATTTTAATTTCGACTTCACCCCGCCTTACCCAGCCGAGCACATCACATTCCGTGGCGAGCTAACAAACGAATACCTCACCGAAATCCTCAACTAAAAAAAGACCATGGCAACCGCATCGAAAATTCTTAAAAACTTCAACTTGTATGTGGACGGGCGAGGATTCGCAGGCGTCTGCGACGAGCTTCAACTTCCCACCCTCGGCCTAGTGGTCGAAGACTTCCGCGCTGGCGGCATGGATTCATCCGTGGCAGTTGAAATGGGCCAGGAGAAGCTTGAAGCCTCTTTTATGCTCTCAAGCTACGAGGAAAACGTCTTGCAACTCTGGGGCATCGGACAAGGCCAGACCGTCCCGCTTGTGGCTCGTGGCGCTCTTGAAAGCCTCGATGGCTCAGTGACGCCCGTTGTTGTTTATATGAACGGAACGATCCGCTCAATGGAACCTGGCGCATGGAAGGCAGGAGAAAAATCAACTATCTCCTTCACGATGGACCTCCGCAGCTACAAATACACCCAAGCAGGCCGGACCATTAACGACATCGACATCCCCAACATGGTTCGCATCGTAAACGGAACCGACCGCCTCGCGGCACAGCGCAACGCAATCGGCATCTAATCTGGCGATGGCGAGCAAGAAATCCACCGTCGAAATCGCCCTCGATTTCCCAATAAAAATCGAAGGCGTGGAGTGCAGCCGCCTCACCCTCCGCAGGCCGAAGGTGGGCGACATCCTCGCAGCCGAGGAGGGGAGCAAAGGCGGCGGCGACAAGGAGACGGAAATCCTGACCTTCGCCAACCTCTGCATGGTCACGCCAGTTGAGATCCGCGACCTCGACCTCGGCGATTACAAGAAGCTCCAGAAAGCATTCTCAGGTTTTTTAGGCTGACGCGGGAGGACGCCATGCGCGGCACTCTCGCACTGGCCAGCCACACCGGGTGGAGCCTCGCAGAGATCAGCGCGATGACCGCAGAGGAGCTTGTGGACTGGTGCGGAAAACTTCCTAAATAAAATGGCGACCGAGAAAAAATTCAAAGCAACCATCGAGATCGGCGGGGCCGTGGCAGGCTCGCTGAAATCGTCGTTTGCAGCGGTCACGGGAAACACCAAGATTCTTGGCGCTTCGATGTCGAAGCTAAGAACCCGGATGAAAGAAGTCGGTGCGGCGATGAAAGAATCGGGCGCGGATACCGTCACGCTCGGCAAAGAGCTTGCCGCTCTTCAACGCAAAGCCGACGCCACCCGAAAGGTCATGGACTCGTGGGGCAAGATCAAACCCATCGGAGACAACTTTCAGACCGTTCTAAAACGCACCGCAGGCGGATTCGTCGCCATCGGCGCAGCCGCCGCCGCAGCCAGTGCCGCCGTGTGGAAACTTGGAACCGGCTTCGGCAACTTTGCAGACTCCGCAGCGGAAGGCGCGGCGACCCTCGGAACGGATGCAAACTTCCTCCTCTCGGTGCGCTACGCCGCAAGCCAAGTCGGAGCCTCCGCCGAAATGGCCGACAAGGCGCTTTCAGAAATGAACATCCGCATGGTCGAGGCGGGCGAAGACGGCAACAAAACGGGAGAGGCACTGAACGAGCTTGGTCTGGACATTGGCAAACTGCAAAAGATGGACACCGCCTCGCAGTTCGCGACCATTTCGCAGGCGTTCAGCAAATACACCGGCAGCGTCAACAAAGCCAAAATCGCCACCGACATTTTCGGAAAATCAGGTCGCAAAATCCCAAACCTCCTCAACCTCGGCAAGGAAGGTCTGCAAGGCTACGCCCAAGCCGCCAAGGATGCCGGATACCTCCTCAGTGATTCCGATATGGCAATGGGCGATGCGTTCGACGAGGCCATGGGCCAATTCAACCTCGCCCTCCAAGGTTCACAAAACATCATCGGACGCGAACTGCTACCCGTGCTCACCGAGCTGATGACATCGCTTGGATCATTCATCCGAGAAAACGCGCCCAACATCAAGGCCGTGGCCCAAGAATTCGGTGGCTGGCTCAAAACCAACGGCCCGATCATCGGCACGCAGATCCGCGACATGGCAAAAAGCCTGGTCGAAATGGGCAAGGCCGCATGGCCGTTCATCGAATCGGTCGGAGGCGTGAAAGCGGTGCTGGTCGGAATTGCCGCTGTGGCCTTCGCCCCAGCTATCGCCGCCGTGGTCTCGCTTGGCGCATCCATCGTGATGGCTTTGCCCGCAGCCATCTCACTCACAACCGGACTCTGGGGCATGGCCGCAGCCGCAGCAGGCGGAAGCGCAGCCCTTCTGCCAATCATCGGAACGGTTGCCGTTGTAGCCGCTGGAGTGGTCGCCCTCGGCTTTGCGGTCAAGCATGTGGCCGACAACTGGGGCACCTACGCATGGGCGCTAAACGAAGCATGGACGGCGACGACCGGATTCATTTCAAACATGGGCAGCGCAATCGGCGGATGGGTCACCAGCACAATGGCCAGCATCAGCGGGCTTGGCGCAAGCATATACGACAGCTTCGCAGGCGCATTCGACCGCCTCACAGGTAAGATCGGCGAGTGGTTCGGATGGGTCAAAGGGAAATTTGCCAGCCTCGGCAGCTCGATTGCCGGCGTATTCACAGGAGGCGAAGCCCCAGCCACAGACCCCGCCCCCGTGGATGGCGCACGCGCAGGAGGCGGACCCGTCTCCGCTGGCAAAAACTACCTTGTCGGAGAGCGCGGCCCCGAAATTTTCTCGCCCTCCTCATCCGGGTCAATCATCCCAAACCACCGCGCAGGCGGCAGCGTGAGCAACGACAACCGCACGATCACCATCAACATCACCGCCAGCCCCGGCATGAACGAGCGCACACTTGCCGACCTCGTGCTCGCCCGCCTTGATGGGCGCCAAGCCGCCCTTGCTGGTGGCGCACTCTACGACTAACGAATATGGCTAATGACACCATGCTCGCCCTTGGCGCTTTCCGGTTCTCGATTTCGACTGCCGCATATCAGCAGTTGGAACGGCAAAGCTCCTACAAATGGGAAGAGGTCGAACGATTCGGCCAAGCCCCGCTCATGCAGTATTGCGGCTACGACTCCGAGACGATCAGCCTGCAAGGAACGATCCTCCCCGAATACAAAGGAGGGCTTGGACAGATGTCGCAAATGCGCGTGCAAGCCGCGCTCGGCATAGCCCTGCCGCTCGTCACAGGCACGGGGAACTATTACGGCCTATGGGTGGTCGAATCAATCACCGAGGCGCAGGAGGTTTTCTGGAGCAACGGCCAACCCCGAAAAATCGACTTTCAAATCAATTTGAAAAAATACGCCGAGGTAACGCTAAAGATCGGGCCTTTCAATGTGTCCGTGTCCGGGCTTTTAGGATCACTGCGATGAACGTCTACAAAACCAAACAGGGCGACATGCTAGACGAAATTTGCCATCGGCATTACGGAAGCACATACGGCCAACAGGTCGAAACCGTCCTCGAGGTCAATCGCTCGCTTCGCCTGGCTGAACAAGGCCCCTACCTCCCCGCTGGCATCTACATCGTCCTGCCAATTATTGAAGCACCGAAGGCAAAAGAAACGGTCTCGCTCTTCTCGTAGGCCATGAAGCCCGACTTCAGAATCACCGGCACAGGCGGCGACCTCACGAAAACCTACGCCCAACGCCTCGCCTCGCTCACGATCACCGACAACTCGACCGAGCAGGCCGATACGGTATCCATAGAACTCTCCAACCACGACGGCAAACTCCCCATCCCCTCCGAGGGCGAAATCCTGAGCATCGCCATCGGCTATGAGGGAAACACGGTCGATAAAGGGAAATTCGTCATCGATGAAATTTCGCTTTCCGGTTTCCCGGAGCGCATGAGCCTATCCGGCAAAGCCGCCCCCTTCGCGGCGGCGGGAGGATTCTCACCCTTCCAAAGCCGCAAAACTCGCAGCTTCGACAACATCACCCTTGGCCAGCTCGTCACGAACATCGCCGCCGAGTGTGGCCTCATGCCCGGCATCGCGCCACAATTCTACGCCGTCACGATTCCCCACCTGGACCAGACCAACGAGTCGAACATGAATCTCCTCACGCGCCTCGCCCGCGACTACGAGGCGCTCATGAAGCCCACCTTTGGCCGTCTCCTCTTCCTGCCGCGATCCACCGGCGCAAGCATCACCGGCGCGCTCATCCCCGGCCCGACGATCACCAAGAGCGAGGTCGCCAGCTACAGCGGGCAATTCTCCCAGCGCACGAAATACGGCAGCGCCACCACCCGCTGGCACGATCCAGAGACAGGCGAAACCAATTCATTCAAGCTCGACGGAGAAGGGAGCGGAGCCGACTACGAAGCTCCCAACCTCTACCCCGACGAGACCGCCGCCAAAAACGCCGCCAAGTCATTCCTCAAATCCAGCGAGCGCGGCAGCGAATCAATAACGCTCTCCATGAGCGGACGCCCCGACATCATCGCCGAGGGTTTGATTACATTAAGCGGATTTCCCGACGCCATGAACAAATCGTGGACCATCAAAACTGTGACGCACTCTCTTAGTCCATCCGGGTTCACGACAAGCGTCCAAGCCGAAATCAAAGACCTCTCGACCGCGAGCGCCACAGCTGCCACCCCGAACACGACCAGCGCAGCGAACAATCCATCGACCCCAGCAGGCCGAAATATCGAGGCGGTCACATGGAATCCTGAGACAAATTCATTCGAGTAAAACGCAACGGCCAGAGACCCGCATAAACACTCATTCTGTGCTGCAAGCAGGGGGAGCGGGAAAAAATACGAGGTCGTTTGCGATCTCCAAAAGAGCGAAATCCATTTAATCGAGATAAAAAAGAAGTGTTAGACGCAACACGGACGCAACACCCTTGCAAGTCGTTGATTATTAGTATATGTCTTCCGATTCGTAATCGATAGGTCACGAGTTCGAGTCTCGTCATCGGCTCCCCGCCCCAATGAGCACGAAGCCCTCTTTTTTCAACCCCTCGAATCTGCTCGGGCTTGTTCTGACGCTGGCTTTCCTTCTTTCATCCGCGCCCGTCCGCGCTTGCTACAACCACGGCGCGGCGTCGTCTGATGGAACCGGGAAATTTTTCATGGGGCGGGAGATTTCGCAGGTCATGGGGCATGAGGGGATCGATTGGCTGGAACGCGACAACCGCGAGTCCGAGGAGGCGCCGAGTCGGGCGGTGGCGGCCTTGGCACTGAAGCCCACCGATGTGGTGGCCGATATCGGGGCAGGCTCGGGTTACCATGCGTTCCGCATCGCGCCGCTGGTCCCACAGGGCCGGGTCGTGGCGGTCGATATTCAGCCCGAGATGCTGACCTTTCTTCAATCGCGGGCCGAGGAACTCGGCGTCAAAAATGTCGAGCCGCACCTCGGGGCGGTGGATGGCGCCAAGCTCCCTCCGGACTCGATCGACCTGGCCCTCATGGTCGATGCCTACCACGAGTTTTCGCATCCCCGGGAAATGCTCGAATCGCTGATGTCCGCCTTGCGTCCCGGCGGGCGGGTTGTCCTTTTGGAATACCGCGCCGAGGATCCGGCTGTTCCCATCAAGCCCCTTCACAAAATGACGGAACGCCAGATTCGCCTCGAGCTGGAGTCCGTTGGATTTCGGTGGGTGGCCACGCACGACTTTCTCCCGTGGCAGCACATGGTGATTTTTGAAAAGCCACCGATTTCCCCGTGACCGCGCGTTGTCGAAGCGGGGCCAAAAAATATTTTAAAAAAAGTATTGCGCCCCGGAAGAGGGTGTGAGATTTTAAATCCGTTCTGGGGGGAACAGCAGGCCGTCGTGACACTCGTCGCGGCGGCCTGCAACTTTTATAGGGTCTGAAGATTTTCGAGAAACTCAGGCTGCAGATGTTGCCGAAAGTTGCGGAA